CATCTTTTGATGATTTAATGAAGTTTGGCGATATAGATAAAGGTGGACTAAATTTACAAGAAAAAATGAAATTAAAAGATATATTAAACGAAATAGCAGATTATCGAGATAGAATGATAACTGATATTATAAATGCAGTATTTAAGGAAGTAGACCCTATTCCTTTTCCAATGTATATGGAAGAAGAGGATAAACAAGCTGTAGTTACTCTATTAAGTGCATATAAAAAAAAGTATAAAGACAATATTCCTAATCTTTTAAATAAAGATGCTTTAGTCAGAACCCAACCTGATTTATATAGAGCACTTAAAAGTTTAATTTCTAAACCCGAAGATAGATAAGTTATGTTAAAAAAAGAATTTAAAAGGAAGGACGTAGAACGCATGCGTAACCTGATTAAAGGAAAATCAGGTGAATCTTCCGAGTTACAAGTTGGCTATACTGCCAAGAAAGAAGACTATAAAGAAGGTGATGTTTGGGAAGAAAATGGTAAAAAATGGACCATTAAAGATGGTATAAAACAAACTTATACTAAACTTGATGAAGTTAAAAAAGAAGCCATTTTACCTTTATTTTGTCCTAAATGTGATTCTATAATGAAAAAACGCAATGACTCAAAAATGTATAAAATACATAAAATGTGTTTTGATTGTGTTATAAAAATGGAAAATAAATTAAAAATAGAGGGTAAATATAAAGAATACGAAAAAAATCTTATAATAAATAACGCTCAAGATATGATAGAAGATTTTGAGTCATATTTATTAGACGCCCTTAATACATCAAATAATCAATATGTTTCTGAAAGAGGGGAAATAGAAAGATGGAAAGGAGGACTTGATAAAGAAAAATTAGAAAATGAAATCAAAGCAGCATCTGCTGATTTTAAAGAAAAAATAAAACAAGCTAAAAATGATAAAACTTAAAGAACTTTTATTTGGTAAACCCAAATGCGATTGTGGGTGTAGTGATTGTGAAGGCACTAAGCTTAATGGATCTTTTAAAATCTCAGAAAATTTACAATACCATTTAGACAATAAAATCCCTTTAGGAGAATCTATTTTTAGAATTAGCTCTAATGCCCACGTAAAATTATTCGCTGAAACTAGAAGACTATGGGAAAAAGGCAAAATCCAACTTTCAGAATCTGATGAATATTTCATGCATACAGATGCAGGTCGTCAAGGAAGATATGAAGGAAAATTAGTACCTCTTGATTTACCTTATGTTATGGAGGCTGATATTATAGAAGCTAAAAAAAAGAATAAAAAGAAAAATCCACCTTTAAATAAACCTAAACGTGGGGGCCCTAAAGCTTATTATGTTTATGTAAGGAACCCTAAAACTAAAAAAATACAAAAAGTAACATTCGGTTCAGGTGGGTTAAGAGCCAAAATTAGTAACAAAGAAGCCTCTCAGGCTTTCGCAAAACGACATAATTGTGACCAAAAAAAAGACAGAACTAAAGCTAGTTACTGGAGTTGTAACCTTCCTAGATATGCTAAACAATTGGGTTTGGGTGAACCTGCATCCCGGTACTGGTAAAATTTACAAAGAAAGAGAAATATCAAAAGATATTTATGTAAGAGAATTCCCTTCTTTTACTCACCCCAACCAACTTAAATGGCATATGGACGATGAAAATCGTATTATAACTAGCCAAACACCTACTAGTTGGCAATTTCAGCTTGAAGATCAATTACCTGTTTCTTTAGACCAACCTATATTTATTGCGAGACATCAATGGCATCGCCTTATTAAAGGGGAAGGTCCTTTGATTCTTAAAATAAAGAAACATGCAAAACGAGCGTAAACTATCTAAAGCCGAAGAAAAAGCTAAAGAACGTATTGTTAAAGGGTTAAAATCTAGAAAAGATTTAGATAAACCCGCTAAATATGCTATAGCAACTAGTGTAGCTAAAAAAATAGCTGAAATAGAAGAAGCTCGTACTAAAAAAGGTAAAAAGGTACCTAAAAAATATTTAAAAGGTCTTAAATCTAAAGGTAAATATGGATCTAAAGAAGCTATGAAGCGTGAAATAGATCGATTTGCTGGTAGAGATGAATATAAGCAAAAATGGGATGCTGACTATACTGACTCAGGTAAAAGAGTCAAAACCAAACAGTCAGCTGCTACTAAAGCATACCAAAAACGTTTTGGAGAAGTAATGCAAATTGATGAAAACTCAGATAAAGCATTAAAAAATAAAGCCAAACAATCCAAAATACCACTTTCAATCCTTAGAGCTGTATTCCGTAAAGGTAAAGCAGCTTGGAATACCGGACACCGTCCTGGAACTTCTCAAAACCAATGGGCTATGGGACGTGTAAATTCATTTATCACAGGTTCAGGTGGTGCTAGAAAAGCAGATGCAAAATTATGGGCCAGGGCTAAAAAAGCAAGAGCTAAAAAAAGAAAATCAAAAAAGTAAATCAATATGAGTATACTAAATGAAGCTGTTATTAAAACTAAAATACAAAACCTTTCAAAGGTAAAACAGCAAGCCAAACCAGATGATACTATTGAAGTAGTAGATGAAAAAAAAGGCAAAGATATTGATGGCGATGGTGACGTTGATTCCGACGATTATCTAGCCGCTCGAGATGCTGCTATTAAAAAAGCAAAAGCTAGAAAAAAAACCAATGAGGCCATTTCGTCAGATAAATTTAAAAAAATCCCCGTTGGAGCTGAAGTAACTACTCAAGGAATTACAAGCACTGTAAAAGATAATGATGGATATAGACTAGAGCTATCTAATGGTATGACTGTAAATTATGCTCAATTTAACCTAAGTGGTATAGTTAGAGAAGATAGATCTGAAAAAATAGCCTCATTTATAAGAAAAGCAGGTGGTGCTCAATATAAAACCCCTTTTACAGATTTTGTTAAAGGATTAAATGATTTTATATTAGATAAAGGTAAAGATAATTCTGAATTACAAAAATTTGCTAAAAAGGTAGCAAATATTGAAAAAATGAAACAAAAAGAATTTAATGCCTTTATTAAAGAATTAGGAAAATCTGGTTATAATAAAAACGAAATTGAAAGATTAAAAAAAAGGTATAAAAAAGCAATGGAAGCCAACAACAAAAAACCTGTTAATGAGGCTAAAACAGTCGAACTCCCTACAGATACTACATTTATTTTAGACTTAAAACATCTTATGCAAAAACATATGGATCAAGGTAAATCTGAAGAAGATACTCTTAAATTAACTAAAACATTGATGAAAAAACTTCATGACAAAGGTGAAGTCACTGTTGATGGTACTAAAGTTATGTTTAAAGAAGGTAAAAAGAAAAAAAGCGGTTATATGGGTTATACTGAATTAGCTGAAACTGATACCCAATTAGCATTACCAGAGCCAGATGCACCTAATTACTTAGGTGATGATGGTATGGATTATGAAGGTGGTATGGCAAAATCACAGATGCTTAAGATGAAAAATTACGCTAAAGCATTATGTGATATGATTGATGATGAAACACAATTAGAAGCATGGGTTCAAGCTAAATTAACTAAAGCCTCTGATTATATGTCTTCAGTTTACCATTATTTAGATTACCAACAAACTAAAAATTTAAATGAAGCCTCTAACATGATGGATACAGATGAGGCTTTAGTCAGTATATTAATGGGTGAAGCTAATTTATCTGAAGAAACTGCTGAACAAGTAGTTGATGGTTTATCAAATGAAGACTTTAAAAAAGCAGCTTTAATGATGGTTAGAGGTACTGATGAAAGAGTAATAGCTAAATTTATTCTTTCTGCTACTAAATTAGATGAAAGTTCTAAAATAAATGAAAATCGCTTAGTACCTAAAGACGAATGGGAACAATTAGATATTGAATGGGAAATGCCTAATCCAGATGAAAATAGATTAGATTATCAGGCAGGGGTACTCATTGGAACTACAGATGATGGCCGTGAATTTGAATCATATGGTTACTATACTGAATTTGAAGGCCTTGTAATTGATGATGATGTATATGAAGTATGAATAAATTAACTGAACAACGACTAAGACGTAAAATACGTCAAATAATAAGGGAAGAACGTGAATATCAATTACGTCAATTATCACCTGGCGCTTATGAATCATTAGGTCCAGATGTATTAGGCATCCCACCTTCTGCTATTATTGATGTTAAAATTATTAAAGCGCCTAAACCCGTATTTAAGTGCTTTTTAGACAATGGTCAATCTTTTAAATTATTAGATAACGGTCAATATATGCAAGCTGATATTAATCGTATTTTATTTGACTTAGATAGGGATGATGATGTTAATGGCGCTAAGTATGAATTAGAAAAATTAATGCAGAAAGGTAAACCTAGTGAAGAAGAAACCGGAACTCCTGCAGAATTACCCCCTGAAGCAGAACCTGGATTCGAAACACCTCCTACTGGAGAAGAACCCCCAGCTGCAGAACCTGAAGTATAATGAATAATAACCCAGAATTTAAGCAGGCATTGGTAGGTATTTACCGTGATGGATGTAAAAAATTTAACATCCGCACTACACCTAAAGTAACTCTCCGTCAAGATCAAGAAAATGGAGATATGACCTTAGGCCGCACTGCTTATTATGATCCTGAGAATTTACATATTGTTCTTTATGTTAGTAATCGCCACCCTAAAGATATACTTAGATCATTTGCTCATGAATTAATTCACCATGTACAAAATGAACGTGGTGATTTGCATGTAGGTGATACTAGTAATCCTCAATATGCACAACAAGATGATCACCTTCGTAAGATGGAAAAAGAAGCATACCTTGAAGGTAACTTATTGATGAGAGACTTTGAAGATAATTTTAAATACCAACAATAAAACTTTTAACTTTTTACCCACAAATATTAGTTTTTCGTCCAACTAATAATATGTAATAACGTACAGACTGATTCATAGCCAGTCGATTTAAAAAAATTTGAGAGCTGTGGCCTCCATTTGGAGGCCACATTTTATTTTATTATATTTAGTAGTTAATATAAACCATGGAAAAAGTAATAATTATCGGAGCCGGTGTAGCAGGCGTAAACGCTGCAACTAAATTAGTAGATAATGGTTATCCTGGTGAAAAAATCACCATTATCGATATGGGTAATGATCCCTATAATCGTAAGCCAGAAGAGGTAATGACTGGGTTTATGGGTGCTGGTGGATGGAGTGATGGTAAATTAACTTACCACACTGCAATTGGTGGTCATATGTCAAAATATTGTGGTGAAGAAAAAGCCATGGAATTGATGGATCAAGTAATTGAGAACTTTAGACGATTTCACCCTAAACCAGAAGTTATTCAGTGTTCACACCCAGTAGAGGAACCCGAATTTATTAAACCATATTTTGGTTTACGTTTATTCCCTGTATGGCATATTGGAACTGATTATTTACATGAAATTGGTAAGACTTGGTATGATTATCTTTGTAATAAAGGTGTTAAGTTTCATTGGAATACTAAAGTAACCAATGTTTTTCCAAGAAGGGAAGAAGTTTCATATATCCATACCCATAAAGATGGTCGTAAAGGGGGTGGTTTAATTAGTTATGATCGTTTAATTTTTGGTGTAGGTAAATCTGGTATCGATTTTGGTAAAAAAATTATTGAATCAAATAATTATCCAACTGAACCCAAACCAGTCCAAATTGGGGTTCGTTTTGAGGCACCACAAAAACATTTTCAAAAATTAATTGATATTTCATATGATTTTAAATTATATAGAAAATTTGAAGACAAAGGAGTATCATTACGTTCATTCTGTACCAACAATAATGCAGCGTTCGTAGCTGTTGAAGAAACGTACGGAGATCATAGCTACAATGGACATGCCAAAAAAGACGAGGCTTATCGAAATAACATGACTAACTTTGGTATTTTAATGGAGATTCGTGGTATAGATAAACCATTTGATTGGTCACGTGAAGCTGTTAAAAAACTCCAAGTTAATGGAACAGGTACTTATTACTCACCTAGCCACAGGGTGCCCTCTAAAACAAGTGAAGGTGAATATGTTAAAACCCATGTAGTAAATAGTTTAGACCCATTATATGATGCTATAGGTGACAATGCAGTTTATATTGAAGATTTTATTGAAGATATGACTAAAGTATTCCCTACACTTGGTAATGATTGGGGGGTTTATATGCCTGAGGTAAAATATCTTTCCCCAGAACCACTTGTAGATTATGACAATTTAGCACTTAAAGAAGTACCAAATATCCATTTTGTAGGTGATGCATTAAGTGCTAGAGGTATCACAGTAAGTGGTGCCCAAGGAACTTATGTAGCCGAAGATATTATAAAAAACCATAAAAGTGAATTATTCTTTCACTTAGAAGATGGTAATTACATTGGTGGGTTAACAATGCCTAAAAAATAAAAAATTATGGACAAAAAAGAAAACGAACGTCTAAAGATGGATCGTCTGGTAGACGAACAAAATCGAAAAATTGGTAAAGAAACTTTCCCTAAAACTAAACGTTTAAAATCTCCTGATGGAACTATAGCATATTATTGGGATGGTAAACTCCATAACTGGGAAGGACCCGCACTTATCCCCGAAGGTAATAATAGACATAGAGAATATTACATTTATGGCCATAAACACACTGAGGATGAATGGAATGAAGCTAAACGTACTGGTAAAGGTTTACCATGGTATAAAAATCCTGCTTATAAAGAAAGAAGCTAATATGTATTAGCATGCCTAATAAAATAGTCCTTATATCTTGTGTAG